ATTGCAAGAAGACGAATGGCCATACCCGTTTAAACATCTCAACTTGCAGTTGTTCCGTCAAAAGAAAATACCAAATACTTGGGTTGGGCATACACTTCTCACCCCAGCTCGAGATATCCAGTACGCTTACAACCGCGCGCGCAGCACCATTATGGAGCACATGCGCAAAGCTTCTAACTCGCGTTTTATGATTCCTTCGGGATCTATTGACGATGCTGACTTTGTTACTACCGATCCTGGTGACACTTTGGAATACAATGCTGAGCTTGGTGAACCGCATTGGCAAACGGCCCCCGATGTACCGCGTTGGATTAGCCAAGAAGCTGCTGAACTTGAAGTAGAGCTCGACGATATCTTTCACACCCACTCAGCTAGTCGAGGCCAAGCTCCGGGAGATCGCAACTCCGGTCTTGCCTTGTCCTTGCTTGCTGAAAAAGATGACACACCACTTGGGCCAATGGCGCGTGACCAAGCTAAGGGTTGGGGTTTTATTGGTTCAATGACTTTGGCGCTTTACCGCATGAATGCTGAATCAACAGGTATTAACCGCAAACAAACAATCCTCACCGAACACGGTCAGCCACTAGAGATTTCTTGGGGTGCTAAGGATATTGATGAAAAGCCAAAAGTTGTTGTTCCGCTCGATGCGACTAGCCCACGCAGTAAATTGGCAACGCAATCGATTCTTACTGCATTGGCGGATCGTTTTCCACAGGCCTTTCAAAACATTGATCCGATGGCGCTTGCACGCATGTTGGACCTCCCTGATCCAAAGAGTTACCTTACCGAGCTCGACCCTGATGCTGCTAAAGCTAAATGGGAAAATGGCCTTATTATGCAGGGCGTACCTGTTGTACCTGAGGATTTTGACCTTCACGATGTTCATATCAACGTACATAACCGTGAGAGGAAGTCACCGGCTTACGAGCTTGCCGATCCGTCTATTAAAGAGATTATTGATTTGCATGTTATGGCTCATCAACGCATGCTTATGGGGGATACCCAAGCAGCATTGGACGCACAAGCTATGATGAACCAGGGAATGCAGCCAACTGCTTCTCAAGCAATGACACTTTCTGGCGGTTTGTCTGGTCAAGCCGCAGAAGCTTTGGTAGGAAACCAACCAGGTTTCTCTAGCAATATAGCTCCGGCCGAGGCCGTTGCTCCACAACAAATGCAACAAATGACAGCACCGGAAACACCAATTACAGGAGGATAAAGAATGAGCGACACACCGGATTTTGGAAGCGATACAAACCTGGATTTTAGTGCAGATATTGCACAAGAAGCACCGCAGGCCGCGGATGAACCGCAGGGCGATGTCGATTGGGAAAACCGCTACCGTACCGAAGTACAAGACCGTATTAAAGAGCGCGAACGCTACAAGCCAATTAGTCAAACTTTTGGTCGTATGCACCCCGATGATGCTCAAGCCGTACAGCAGTTTGCTGACGCATGGGCTTCGGGTAACCAAGACGCTGCAATTAAGTGGATGGTTGACAACGCAAAAACCCTAGCTGGGGATAACTTTAATTCGTATATTGGGCAGCAACAACAGCAAGTTGTAAATAACGCTGTAACTCAGGGCCAAGCAGCCAATTTGACAAGTGATCAAGTATCTCAATTGGTAAACCAGCAACTTGCCGCTTACCAGCAGGAGCAGGAAGTACAGCGCCACACTGTTGAGATTGACCAAACATTGCGCGAACTTGGCCTTGAGCCGGAAACCCCATTGGCACATGCAGCGATTATTGCCGCAACCAACCGGCCAGACCTTGATCTTCGTGCCGCAGTAGCTGAAATGGAAAACCAATTGCTACAGCAGGCGCAGTCAATTGTCGAGCGTCGTCGTAGCGCGGTTGCTTCCATGCCAGCCGCTTCACCAAACGGAATGCCAAGTATTACGGCAACAGGAGCCAGTCCTCGCGAGCGGGCAATGGCGCGTCTGCAACAAAATGGTTTGTGAGTAGTTGACAAGCCACTATAAGGCAGTAAACTAATTTGTATCTCGGATGAGGTATAAACATAACGCAAGTCAAAACCTCGCGGAAGCGGGTTAACCGGCGGCAGGATGCTCAAGGTTATAGATAGTTGCGATTAACAAGTAATCAAATTCAACATCACCCATATTCGAAAGGTTGGCTTCCATGGCCGCATCACTATCAACAGTAGATGCAATCCTTAAAGACGATTATAAGGATTACATCGATCAACTCAATAATGCCTTGTTTCTTACATCGCAACTTGAAACCCGTAAAGATACAGTCGTCGGACGTATCGCCCGCCACGCAATCCACCTCGGCCGCTCAAGCGGCGTTGGTGCTCGCGCGGAAGGTGGCACGCTCCCAACGGCGAGCAACCAAGCCTATGCTACGGTTCCAGTCCCAGTTCGTTACGTCTACGGACGCATCCAACTCTCGGGCCCAACCATCCGCCAGGCAGTAACAGACCGAGGCGCTTTCATCGATGCACTTGATGCAGAAATGCAAGGCATTCGTGCTGACGCTATGAAAGACGTTAACCGCCAACTTTGGGGTTCGTCAAACGGCGTTATCGCAACATGCGGTACCACCACATCATCAACCACTGTTGTTCTTGCTTCAACTACCGGTTCCGCAGCCCTTCGCCAGTTGTTCAACGACGGCGGCATGGTTGTTGACATTGGAACTGTTGCAACACCAACAACTGTTGCTTCAGCTCGTACCGTAACATCAGTTGACACCTCAGCTAAAACGTTTGTTATCTCAGGCGCAGCAGTTACTACCTCATCAAGCCATTTCGTATTCCGAGCTGGTGCCGGTGGAGCTTCAAGCAACACAGGTGCTCCCAACGATGGTCAGATTGAATTAACCGGTATCCAGACAATCGTTGACGATACTGCAATTCTTCACACCATTAACCCATCGAGTCAGCAAAACTGGAAGTCATTTGTAAGCAGCAACAGCAGCGTAAACCGTTCTGTTTCTGAAACTTTGATCACCGGTTCTATCATGAAAGGCCTTACCAACTCAGGCAAGAAAGTAAACCTTCTTGTTTCAGCTGAAGGCGTTAACATGGCGGTTGCCAACTTGTTCTTGTCGCTCAAGCGCAACATGGAACAGACTCAGCTTAAGGGTGGCTATGCAGGTATTCAGTACTTCGCACCATCGGTAAGCGGAAAAGGCGACGAAGGCCCAACAGTGCTTTATTGTGACTTCGACTGCCCAAGCAACCGTTTGTACGGCATCCACACCGATTCCCTGGTCATGCACCAGGTTGGCGATGGCTTCCAGTTCATGGATATGGACGGAGCGGTTATGAACCGTAAGCCTGACATTGATGCCTACGAAGCAACGCTTTACTCCTACATGGAATTGGCTTGCAAGCAACGCAATACACACTTTGTTATCAAAGACCTTACAGAAGTAAGTATCTAAGATGGCGGCCTCAGTAGCCATTACCTATGGCCCGGAGGTCGACGGTAGCCGCAAGACTGTCATTGGTGTAATTACCTTTGACAGCTCTTACGCTACTGGCGGCGAAGACATTACTCTTGCCCAACTTGGCCTTACCCGCCTCGATTGGTTAGAATTGAACGCAGGCATTGGTTACCTTCCTACTTGGGATGGTTCCGTTACTGCGCCTAAAGTATTGTTGTACCGTCAAACCGCAGCAACAAGTGCGTTTATCCAAGTTCCTTCAGCAACAGACATGTCGGCAACGACTGTTAGATTCCACGCAGTAGGCGCTTAACGATCGGATCCAACGGCCCGTATCCCCTTCCGGGCCGTTGGATTCTTTTATATAGGAGAAAAAATGAGAGCACTTGATTTAATGCCAGGGAGTACTTCCCAGTATTCTAATTTGGCAGAAGTAACAATGGACGTTTACAACATTTGCGAGCGCATTCGAAACGGAGATGAATCCGGCTGGAAAGGCGATCCTTCGGCAAGCGTTATGTTCAACCCGCTTACGGCCAAATTTGAAGTTTGGTTAGTTGATGGTCAGAACATTCCCTATATTGCAGCCAGCGGTGATCGTTGCGACCACAGCCTGCTTGTCAAGCTAATTGAGGGTGACTGGCGAAAAGGTCATCAACTCTTGAAAGAACTACAAACTAAAAACCGAGCAATACACCAAGCCAAGATTGACAATGAAGAAGACATGCGTATGGAGCTTGCCGACAAATTGCATTGGGCTATATTAAAGGATGTAGGTCATCTTGAAGGTGGCACTCATCGACACACTTCGCTATATACGAAAGGCAAATAAATGGCTACATATTCAGCTTCCAGCGCTAAGACCGTTACTTGTGTTGCATCACAAGTTGACACAATTACACTGACAGGAACCGGAACCGAACTGCATGTTTGGCAGAATTCAACAACGCCTATTTATTATTCTTTGGCAGGAACAAACCTTACGCCAATTACGCCGACTGTTGCCGGTGACAATTGCTACGTGTCGATGAACAGCTACCCTGACGTTTACCAGTGGAATGGCAATGGCGTCGTTATCAAGCTAATTACCGCCGGTACTGGTGTAGTAAACTTTACGTTGCACGGCTAATATCTAGCCATGCCCACACCTGGCAAACTCTGTCCCGAACTGTCACTTGTCCGTGGAGACACGGCGATTTTGACGTTTACCATTACGGACGGAACATCGCCAATCAACATTACGGGTTACACGTTCTTGTTTATGCTGCGAACGGCCCCTGATGCAGCCACCGCAATCTCGTTTACTTGCGTTGTGACTAACGGCGCGGCTGGAATTATGACGGCTACCTTAACGTCGACCGACGCAATAAATCTTGTTAAAGACACGGCTTACTATTACGACGTGCAAATGGTCGATACTGCAAGTACCAAAACCACTATTATCTCCGGGATTACACAGCCAATTATTGCTGACGTATCGAGGGTATAACTTATGTCTGAGTACGTAATCGTTGTAGCTCCAGGGGTCATAGGAGCGTCCAACCAGCAAGTTACCGTAGTTGAGCAACAATC